CCAGTGGCAATTTCTTGAATACATTGTGGGTTCTCAAGGAACTTGTTAACAACTTCAACCTGATCGTCACGCAGTCTAATCTTTTCTCCAGCAAATCTGTGTCCTTCTGGCCAAGTCGCATCGCCCCAAAAATCTTCAGAAACTTTATCAAATTCTAGCACCGGGCTAACTCTGTGATCTTCAATTTCTGGATCATAGCCTTGACGAATAATCTCTTCAATTACGTCAGGCAACAGACTCATAAAGGTCGTTCCACCAAGTCCAAAGAAACTTGTACAGCCATCCCACCTACCTAATTTGTATGCTGGAAGATACCTGGCTTTTTGGTCAAAATATTTAAATTTTTTAACCAAAGATTTACGTGTGTCAAGATCAAGATTTTCTATCTTAACATTAACCTCATCTTTAATTATAATTTTACAATATTTCATCGTCTTCTAACTTGTCTACATAGACAATAGAATGATACTTGTCATTTAGAATTTTTTTTAGTGCTTGATGGCTACCTAATGGGTCACAACTAATGACTAACCCAAAATCTATACCACTTTTTACCAGCGGCTTTTTAATTCTTCTACTGACAAATACAAACTTCATGTCTTTGTGTATTGGCGTGTTTAATTTGTTATCTCTAACATAATCATTAAACGCTCTATTTGTAATGTTGTCAACTCTAAACATTACCGTCATGTCATTTTCAGTGTATCCCAGTGAAAATAGGTGCTCATGCCACTTTTTTAGATAGCTTAGTTCTTGATGTTCTGGGATAACAATCATGACAGAATTGATGGAGCTGAACAATTGGTTAAAACACTTCAACTCGTGCGACTTTGCCTTAACTGTCATTTCGTGACCAATTTCCTTTTTCAGGAATTTTCTGGTCAGAGGCGAAATTTCTGGAGAATTTATGAAATTTTCACAGGTGTCGTCCCATACATCAATGCCATACAACTTAGCCAGGAACAGGGCGTCAAGAATTTTGTCCGAGGATGGAGTAGGCACCGTTGGATGAGCATTTTTGAAAACAGGCTGGCTATCTTCAATAACCATGGATGGTGCGTAGTCCTCCATTTTTTCCAAAATTTCCTGAATTTTTTCAAGATTTTCCAAAAATTGTGGATCAGCTGAAAACCCCATTGGAAGTAGGTTATTGGCAAGCCACATGACACTTCCTTCAGTCAAGCTGAACAACCAAACTTTGTCGTCCTGGTGCCACTGTGACCATTCACTTGGATTTTCTTTGTTAAAATCTCGGCATTTTTTCACTAATTCTTCGTCATACGGGAACGATACCTTGATGACATTGCGTTGGTAGTAGTTCGATGACTTTACAGTAGTGATAGTCTTGCTAGGTGGTACGTAGGTACGCAAAGGATCTTTAAAAATTTCGTTGTCGATGATTTTTTCAATCGCTGGCCCATGTAACGACACCAACTGAGACCTGTATTTTTTACATAATTTCGCGGCCAACGCACCTTGCTTGGTTGTAAGGGACCGCCCGAGATTAATTTGACTGTCGAAGCTCTGTACAATGCTTTCATCGTTCTTGAAAACACTTATACGTCCACAAGCCATTTCAGAAATCAGTTCTTCGATACAAGAAGGATTACGTACAGCAAATATCATATTGAAATATCTTCCATTCCGGCAGTTCTAAGTTTGATAATATTTGACAATTGCCATTGTTTGATATCAATAGCCTTAATAATTCCAAGCCATTGATTTCTTAGCAAGGCAAACTCGTTAATAATCTTGTCCATGTCAACAACGTCAGCTTCGCCTTCGACATATTTTTCAACATCTCTGGAACTCAATGCTCGTTGATAGTTTTCAAGATATTTCTTGAAAGTCTTTGATTTTAGCCTTCGCAATTCTATGTTTAGATATTCGAGAATTGCTTCAATTTCTTGAAGTTGATTAAATCTTTGTTCGACAATACCGGGTAAGGCAGCAGAGGCCTTTTCTATGTTGCCATAGACCTTGACCTCTCGCCTTGCATCTTCTAACTCATTATAGAAATGATCAATACAAGCTGGAAGGTGAGCAATATCTTTGCTAACCTTTGAATACCAGCTCATGATCAATCCTCGTCTTCGTTAAAATCCCAATCGTCATCCTCATCCTCAAACGATTCTTCTTCGTCTGTGACTGCCTTGATAGCATCATCGAGATGGGGGTCGTAACCAGTGTATGCTGACAAATCTTCAACTGCGATATCTTTACCTAGTAAAAAATCTACATATTGATTTGCCGCCATTTCTCGGTTTTTTTCGGGGATATATTCACGGAACAGATCCCACATTTCCATAATCAATGCCTCGTCCATTATGCTTCTTCCTCTTCAGTTTCTATTGTAGTTAGTGACTCTGCTTCTTTAGCATCCCATTGGTTCATGATAAGATGTAACTTATCTTCGGTCCAATTTTTGCGAAATTCAGCAACAATCTCTCCAGACTCCTTGTCTGTATATGCTAATTTATTCCCTACTTTAGATAATATACCCATTTTCTCGAACATGTCAACTAATCCGGATGTCGGACTCATTCCAGTTGAGTATGGAATCTCAACTTGTACAGTTTCAAAAGGTTTGGCGTATCGAGTTTTCATAATCTTACAAGCACTACGGATACCTAACACATCAGTTACCTTATTACCGTCAGCATCAGTTTTCAGTTTGAGTTTCTTCATAGCAACAACAATTGATGATGCGTAAACGAAGCCCTGGCCACCTGAAATCTTGTCATCCGGATCAAACATGTCTTGACTTGCGTAGGTGTGATTTGTACAAACCATACCTACGTTGTAACTACCAAACATGTTTACACAGTTACGAACAAGACTTGTAAGTGCTTTAGGCTTACGGCCCATATCACCCTTCATTTCGCCTGCTTCGAACTGATTCACGTCAGTAGGAGTCAACAACATACCCAATGAATCGATTACAAACAATACCTTAGGACGTTCTTCCTGAGGCATTACCTTGTACTCTTTCATGAATTCTGAAATAGTCTTAGCTACGTCATCAATCATTGCCATGTTGAGTTTAAGAAGTTTATCTTCTGAAATATCAACACCCAAATCAATCAACCATTGCTTGTCTAGAGCATTTTCTGAGTCAACTAAGACAACAAAAATACCCTGTTCCTGAGCATGGCGGATAATATTTCCAGAACAGATATATGATTTACCTGCGCCAGATTCGCCCGCAAAAACTGTAACTTTACCCAGGGGTACTCCCTTAAAGAAGTCCCCTGAGATAAGATAGTTTAGGGCATAGTTACCGGTTGAGATCCAATCGGTTGGGTCATTAAACCCGATTCCTAAGCCATCAATAGATTTAGTGATAGACTTACGGAACTTCGAAATATCGAAGGCCTTTGCCATAGTCTATCTCCTTACTGTGCTGTTTGACGGTTACGGATCATTGCCAAGATATTCTGAGCACGATCGCTAGCTTCGCCGCCTGATGAAGAAGATTCTTCCTTAACAGGTGCCTTTGATGCTACTGGAGCAGGAATTGATTCTGCGCCTGCGTCTTCTGCTTCTGGATCTTTGGCTTTTGTACCAGTTGCTGAACCACTACCGCCCATACCAGCCGGCTTGAAGTATTGACCCCAACGATCCATATCAAATGCTTCACCGTCAACTGACGCCTCAAACATTTCCATCATGACCTTGAGTTCAACATCACCTGGCTTCTTAGGCAAGAAGTCTTTCAAGTTAAACGCACCGTATTGCTTGATTGCGGCTAGCTCATCTTCACCAAGAGCACGTTCACGACGAGCCCAATTTGAAGTAGAGTAGTCAGCATAACCACCTTTAGATGTTTTAACAATCTTGAAATCCAAGCCACGTACGGTGTCTGTTGGGATTTCTTCAATCTCACTATCCATCAAAGCGGCTTTGATAATATTGTGAATTTGACTGCCGATAATGAATCGACGAATTGGGTTTTCAGGAGTTTTATCTTCCTGTAGTTTGCTATCAACTACAAAACCTTGATACAAGTATGAACGCTTTTTCCAGTACTTACGACCCATATCTTCAAGATTTTTATCCTTGAACCATGGACGAACTTCTGTTAGAATTGGGCAGTTCTCACCCCACATTTCCATACAAGGAACTTGTACAGTAACTGGCTTTGAGTTGGTTTCGCCCTTAACGCCTGCGAAAGGCAATTTGATCATTGCTCGTTCAATCCAGAAGAATGTGTTGTTAGCATCACCATCGGCGATGAAACGAACTGTTGCTGTTTGACCTTCTTGGATGTTCCAGTGTGGAAAGATTGCGTTGTCACCACCGCCCGTGCCGCCGGTGTTTTGTTGACTTGCTTGTTGAAGTTTTGCGCGGATTTCTGCTAAAGTTGCCATAATGTTTTTCCTTAATAAATGATTTTTATGTGCCATTCTTTTAAAGCCAACTGACTAAAAAAGAAAAAGTGCATATAGTTAACTATACACACTTTTATTTATCACTACAACCCCATAAGGGGTTAAAATAGGGTTTTATTTTGCCAAACTAATGAATTTGTCTTGTTGTTCCCAAGAATGTAAATCAATCATTTACCGCCTGCTAGTTTCAAGATTACGCTGAGTTCTTCTTCAATTCCGCGTTCTTTTTTACGTTTGGCCAAGCCTTGTGGAGTTGTTGCTGTACGCTCTTTGTCTTTTTCTAGATCAGC